TCAAACACCAATGATTGTTTGTTTGCTTGAAGATGCTGTATTGCTCCATGTGGATGATTTTGTTGAAATTGGTGATGAAAAATATAGAATTATTTCGCTGAATAATGTGAATAATTTGAACTATGCCGTTGAAATATCCTTGGAGGTACTGAATAAGGATGGCGTCTAAAAAGTATTCGATAGATGTCTCTAAGGTATTAAAAGGAATCGCTGATTTTGACGATGCTTTTGATAAAGCTTTAATGGTTTTTGCTCAAAGCGGCGCACAAAAAATGGAACAATATGCCAAAAAAAATCGCAAATGGACGGATAGAACTGGACGAGCGCGTCAATCGTTAAATGGTTCAGCATTTAGAATAGACAACGGCTACCGCATACAAATTGCACATGGCGTTTATTATGGCGTATATCTTGAATATGCGCACGAGCGCAAATATGCAATTTTAGAGAGAACAATTACAAAAGTTGGTATGGAACAAATTATGCCAGCATTTCATAAATTTTTGGATGCTGTTGAAAAGAAAGTAGGAAAATAAAAAATGTTAATTGCCAATTATGAAATTACAGACCAACGCTATAAAGATATCTTAATTTCATTGTCTAATGCAGGGTTTGATGTTTATACACCAGGAATGCATAATGGTGAATGTAAAAAACCTTACATTGTTGTTCTCAATGCTGGTACCGATGAAATATATGGAATAAGCTCCACGCAAACAATTTACGAAATATTGTTGTATGTGCCTATTAAAAATCGAACATATTTAGATGAATTTGCTGATAATGTTAAAAATGTTATGCGCCGTGATTTGTGGCCTATGATATTACCAGTTAATTCAGAACTTGCGGATTATGTCGATGACGAGAAAAAGGCGCACATGCGTGTTTTACAATATAAAAATTATAGACAAATAATACATTGAGAAAGGAGAAACGATTGAATGGCTTATAAAAAGGGTAATGAAATCCCTACTATTGATGTTGCACTTGTAACCGTTGAAGATGCAAGTGGCAATGTGCTTGGTTTGAATACTGCGTCCCAAATATCTGTTACGCCTGGCACAGAAACGACTGATGCTGTGAAACTGATAATTAAAGGTGTTCTGGTTGCGCAGAAGCCGCAAAAGACTACTCTGACCGGCAATGCTATAACACTTACTGATAATGTGTTTAATCCTCAGATTGTTCAGCTTTTACAAGGTGGCACGATAACTTATTCAAAAGCTTATAGTGTAACAACTGCGACTACCGGTAAGCATTATTTTGCTGTTGATGATTATTATGTGCAATTTGAACTTTCTGCTGACCTCACTGATGGTCAGAAGCTTGAATATAATGATGTTTCTGGTGTGCTTGCCATCAAGACAACTGCCGATAATAAAATTGTTAGAAAGGTAGCGCGTGAACTTGTGCGTACGCAACCTTCAGGCGGTTATACTTCGTTGACTATGACAAATACATCCGATACAAGCAGGATTGCAAGCTATTTGCCGCCTGAAGCTGGTGCAGCTGCCGAGCAGGAAGTTTTCACTTTGCGCGCTTATAGTGCAATTTATAATGCTGCTGGTATAATTACTGGATATGAGTGCATTAAATATCCTAATTGCCAAGGAGTTCCTATTGCGCTTAGTTCGCAGGATGACGTGTTCCGTGTGCCTGAATATACGATAAATTCTGCTCCCGATACTGGTGAACGTCCGTATGAGATAACATATATTCCCGAACTTCCCCAGGTTGATATTACCTAAAAAGTAGAAAGGTTTTGGAAAGAATGGCTAAGAAAGAAAATAGCGGTATGAAAGTAATTGATATTACTCAACTAAAGAAATATGCCGAAGGTGAAATTGTTGAACTGCCGGAGTTTGGTGAAGGTAAGCCGTTTATTGCTAAACTTCGTCGCCCATCTTTAATGGCTCTGGCTAAAAATGGCAAAATTCCTAATGGGCTGCTTGAAACTGCCAATAGCCTGTTTTTTAGCGGTGTGAAAGAAAGCACACTTGATATGGACAGTTTGTCAAATATGTTTGAGCTTATGGAGGTTATTGCTTCTGCTTGCTTTATTGAGCCTTCGTGGGAAGAAATTCAAGAAAGTGGAGTGCAATTAACGGATGAACAACTTATGGCAGTTTATCAATATTCGCAGAAAGGAATAGATGCTTTGAAGCCCTTTCGTAAGGTCAGAGCAGATACTCCGAATAATTAACTTAGCAAAATATTATCGGTGCAAACCTTCTCAAATAATGAATATCAATGATGAGTATGACTCATTTTGTTTTGATGAGGTTTGTGCCGAGATTTTTATTAGGATGAATGATAAGGATAATCCTGAAACGCCTAATTTTGCTAAGAAACATAAAAAATATAATAATTTTAGTGATTTTTATAAACGGTTTGATTAAAATGTAAAGGAGGTGTGGATATGTCTATAAATTTAGGTACAGCGATTGCATATCTGGATTTAGATTCTAAAAAGTTTAGAGATGAATTAAAAAAGACACAAAGCTTGATGCAGACTTTACAAAATAATAGTGTAAGTTTGGGCACAAAAATTGATGCCGTTGGGCAAACGTTTGTTAGTGCAGGTACTAAAATGACATTAGGCTTAACTGCACCTCTGCTGGCGGTTGGAACGGCTGCCACAAAAAGTGCAATCGAATTTGAAAGTGCTTTTACTGGTGTCCAAAAAACTGTTGATGCAACCGAAAGCGAATATGCTGCATTGAGCAAGGGCATTACAGAGATGTCTGAGCGTATGCCTCAGAGTGCTTCCGCTATTGCCGGAGTTATGGAAGCGGCTGGGCAGCTTGGCGTTCGTGGTGTGCAAAATTTGCTTGATTTTACTGAAACAATGATAATGCTTGGCGATGCAACAAATTTGACCAGTGAAGAAGCGGCAATGTCTATTGCTAAAGTTATGAATATTTTTGGAACTGCAAATGAAGATGTCGGGCGTTTTGGTGCGACAGTTGTTGATTTAGGTAATAATTATGCGACAACTGAAGCCGATATCGTTTCAATGACTAATCGGCTTGCTGCTGGTGCGAGAATTGCAAAGTTGACTGAAGCAGAAACACTTGCATTGGCGGCTGCCATGTCTTCGGTTGGTATTGAAGCTGAAGCTGGTGGTACAGCGATGACGCAAACATTTAATGCAATAGAAACTGCTGTTGCTCATGGTGGTAAAGACTTAGAAAAATTTGCTAAAGTTGCTGGAATGTCTGCGACCAGTTTTGCTGATATGTGGGAAAATCGCCCTATTAAAGCACTGCAAGCGTTTATTAGTGGCTTGGGTAATTTAGAAGAAAATGGTGAAAACTCTGTTTTGGTTTTGGATGAATTAGGACTTAGCGGCATTCGCCAGTCTAATATGCTTAAATCGTTGGCGTTAGCATCTGATATGCTTGCTGAAACTGTTGATACTGCTAATAGCGCCTGGAATGAAAATGTTGCTTTGACGAATGAAGCAAATAAGCGGTATCAAACGTTTGAAAGTCAAATACAAACATTTCGTAATACTTTATCCAATGTTGGTAGAGAATTTGGACAAATAATTTTACCATATTTGCAAAAATTATTGAATTGGATAAAAGAAGGATTGCAGAAATTTAGAGATTTAGACGATTCAACAAAAAATGTGATAGTGCGCATTGTTGCTTTTGCAGCCGCTATTGGACCAGTTTTAACTATATTGGGTTCTTTAATAAAAGGTATTAAAACTATTCAAATGTTATTGTCGACATTTGGGGCAGCTTCTGGTCCAGTCGGTATTGCAATGGCTGCGCTTGCAGCTCTTGTAGCTATAATTATGTCAGTGGTAGAAAGTTATAAATTGGCTACAAAAGAAGCCCAGGAAATGCGTGAAAGCATTGAAAAATCTGTGAGCGGTTTTGATGAAGTGAACAAAAAGTATGAAGATACGGTTGCGGCTATTTTTGCTACAAAGATGACAGTGAATGAGTATATAAAAACGCTTGAAGATTTGGAGAAGGAGTATGGTGCTGCTGCCGGACAGCAATTAGAGTATAAAGTTGCTGTTGAGAAAATTAAAGCACTTTTGCCTGAATTGAATGTTGAATTGGATGCACAAACAGGGCTTATTGTAGGCGGTACGCAAGCGTTGCGTGACCAGATTACAGTTTGGGAGGATTTGGCCATACAACAAGCCAAGCAGCAATTACTTCAAGATAAAATGTCAAATTATGTTGATTTACTTAAAAAGGCTGCTGAAGCGAGTATAGAAAGAAAACGAGCCGAGCAAGAAGTTATAAAGTTTGAAGCCGAGGAAAATATTGCGGGTGAAAAGCTTGTAAATACATATAATAAATTACACGGTACAAACTTGTCTTTATCAGAAGTGTATGATAAGCTGATGCGTCAGTGGAAAATGGGCGTTACGGGCGAACTGATATCTCAGGCCAGAGAGTATGGAACATTAACAGGTAAAGTTAGAGATGCTAAGCAAGCAGTAAGTGATTGGACTATTGTCGAAGATGAAGCGCGTGTTGCGGTGGAACGTGGGAAAACTGAAGTACAAGAGTACCAGGAAGGTATTGATGAATATGCTAACTATCTGAATGATGCAGTGAGCGCACAAAACAATATGACAAATGCCGTTGAAGAAACAAATGATGCTGTTGCTAATAGTGATGCTGCTTATAGTTCAGTTGATGAGTTAATGCAGGCGCACGGGCATACGCTGGATGAGTTAGCAAGCAAATACCAAGATTTAGAAGCGCAAGTGCATAATGCCTTCGAAGTTATAAAGCAAGATTCTTCTGTTTCATATGAAGAAATGAAGAAGAATTTGGAAGAAAATTTGCAAATTGTGCAGAATTGGTCAACTGATGTTCAGCTTGCTTTTGAGCGCGCTGGTAAGTTAGGCATTGATGGGGGATTTGTGCAATATTTGGTTGATTTAGGCCCGCAAGGTGCTAAATATTTGCATGAATTTTTGGAGCAATCCGATGTAGAATGGAAATATATTGCTGAGGTTTGGAGTGCGGGGGCAAGCGGAGCATATTATGCCGCTGCCAATGCATTGTCTGTTGCACCTGGTGAGTTTGAAAAAATTGGTAAAGATACTGGTGAAGGTTTTGTTAGAGGTCTGGAGAGCGTCAATGTGGTTGAGCCGACTGTTGGTGTGATGGGCGAAATAATTGATAATGCTAAAGACGCGTTGGATATACATTCTCCGTCAGGAGTATTTGAGAGTATTGGCGAAGATACCTTGCAAGGCTTCTTTGTTGGCGCTGAAGCAAAAGCACCGAGCGTTTTAGAGCTGATGGGCGGCATTTATTCACAAATTATTGGTAAATTTGATGGCGGTGGGATTGATATGGCTTCTAAAGGCCGAAGCATCATGGATGGTTTATGGTCAGGCTTGCGGGAAACGTGGAACTCAATTTCCTCTTGGCTTTCTAGTGTTGCAAGCTCAATATCTGGCGTTTTTCGTGGCGTTGTCTCTAAAAGTGCATCCT